GAAGAGGATATACTTACACAAGCGGGAATTAAGGTAATCTTGGGGGGCATAGAATATGATATTGCCCCCCTGGTTATCCGAGATGCAAGGGAATGGCGCAAAAGGGTTGTCAACTTAGTGGCTCCTATTGCTCAAATAGCAGGTGCGACTTCAGACACCCCAGACGACTTTGAACAGGCGTTAACATCTTTGCTTGTAACGATGCCCGACAAGGTGATTGATTTATTCTTTGAATATGCCAAAGACCTGAACAGGGAAGACATTGAGTCTAAGGCTACTGAAGCAGAGATGTCCCAGGCATTCAAGGAGGTTGTTGCCTTTGCGTTCCCTTTAGCACAGAGTGTTCCCAACTTGATGATGCGTCTCTACCCAGCGAAGAAGAAGAAACGCTCTCGGTAGGTGGGGCCTTTGAGTTCCTGATGTCCGAATGGCATCTATCACCTGACTATATAGTGACTCATTGGACTGATGAATTATTCAATCTTATGGTAGAGAAATTGACTGAACGGAAGAAGGGGAAACCTGAGGATAGTACGATAAGTGCTGAGACATTAGCCTCACAATCACGCGGGTTGATAAAGGTGGTGAAAAATTAGTATCTCAATTGGCGATGCGATGCTCAAGCTCGGTGTAGACAAGGGTAACTTTGACAAGGATATGAATAGCATTGGTGATTCTATTAAAAAGCACCAAAAGGCTATTGGAATCGGCATGATGGCTGTGGGAACTGCTATTGTTGGCGCAGCAACGGCAAGTGTCGTGTCTTTTGCTCAAATAGGTGATGAAATTGCTAAGATGGCCAAACGTACCGGCTTCTCTACCGAGGCTCTTTCGGAATTGAGGCATGCTGCTGAATTGTCTGGTGCTTCATTAGCAGGGCTTGAAAAGGCATCACGTACATTGTCTGGGGCTATTTTAGATGCTGGTTATGGGCTGGAAACTTATGTCAGGTCTTTGGGTAAGCTGGGTTTGAGTTATGAGCAATTAAAAGACTTGAGTCCTGAAGACCAGCTTATGAAGGTATTGGAAGCATTGGCTGAGGTGGAAAACGAATCTGAGCAGGCTGCATTAGCCACTGACCTCTTCGGTAGAGCAGGCACACAGTTACTTCCCATGTTATCCGATGGAGCTGAGGGTCTAGCAAGTATGCGTCAAGAGGCTCACGACTTAGGAATAGTGTTTGATGCCGAAGCTGCTAAAAGTGCTGAAGACCTTACGGATGCCATGACCAGGGTAAAGGCGAGTTTGCAGGGTGCAATGTTCGCCATTGCCGATAGTTTAATACCAGTTATACAACCTTTGATTGATCAGGTGACGAAGGCAATAACAAAGTTTGGTGAGTGGGCTAAGGAGCACGAAGGTTTAACCAAAATAATAGTCGGGGCTGGTGGATTACTAATTGGATTGGGGGGACTCCTGTTAATTCTACCAAAGTTGCAAATGGCTTTTGTAACCCTTGGGAGCACTATGAAGACTCTGTTACTAAACCCAATAGTGCTTTTAATTGCTGCCCTTGCGGCATTAGGAGTAGTTACCTACTCTTTAATCAAAAGTGATATGGAGTCAAATAAAGTGAAAGAAGCCTATGCAAAACTTACTGAAGAACAGGCAAAGGCTGAGGGTAAACTAACAAAAGAGTTATTAGAAGCACGAAAGGCTTATAACGAAATAATATTGGCATATGAAAGGTCAACGCCTGAAGAGATTGCGGAAGCAGAGAGAACGCAGGAGATTATAGCATTATGGGAAGATGGCACTTATATTCTCAATGAGGCAACGGGGGCATTACAATCATATGATGCAGGATTGGGTGCTACTACTCAAGCAACAGAAGAGCTAAAAGCAGCGACCGATGCATTATCGGATAGCATGAGGGAATCAGTAGCTACTGCATATATGACTTATGCTCAGATGGAGAACCTAACCCCCTTTCAACGGGAACAGAAAGCAGCGTTTGGCAAGATGATGGGCATACCGGGCTATGCTAGTGGTGGCATCATAACTAAACCTACCTTAGCAATGCTAGGTGAGAAGGGGCCGGAGGCAGTAGTCCCACTTAATAAAATGGGTGGTTTTCAGACCGCTAATATCATTGTTCAATTAGATGGAAGGATATTGGCACAGGCTATCGGTGAACCTCTTGTTGAGCAAATAAGATTAAGAACGGGGGCTAGAATGTAATGGCAAATGAGCTTAGGCACAAAGACACAGTAACGGGGACTACCTTACAAAGGACTGATTGGGAAGATGTAGATAATCATAGATTTGATAGTCAAGCAACTGGGGATATGTTAATTGCTACTTCTGCTACTCAACTATCAAGACTAGGTATAACTAACGATAGGATACTTGTATCAAGCGGTGGTCTCTTCTCTTGGTCTAATACTATACCCGCTGTTACTCTTGGTGGAGCTATAACTGGTGGAGGTCAAAATATATCTAATTGCGGAATAATCTGGGGGGTGAGAATTGGGGCAGGAATATCGCCAGTAGAGCAATTACAGATAAATACTGCTGTTGGGAGAAACTGGGGTATCGTAGATGATACTGGCAGACCACAATTTGAGGCTATCAATGACGACAGAACTGCCTATGTAGATGGTGCTATTAGGGCTGCGAACTTATACCTCAACCCAGGTGGCACAAGTGTTATTCTTGGTTGCACTCTCGATTGTGCTGGGCAGTTTGTATCTTGGACGACAAGCCTTGATTCTACCGCAGTCGCCGATACTGTATCTATAAGCGGTTATGAAATAGGTGCGGGGCATAGAGCCTTAGCAATCAGTTCTGAGGAAGCTGTAGTAGTAGCTGCCGCTGGAGCTTCAGATGCCTATGTTCCTATCAGGTATAATGGTACAACCTATAAATTATTACTACATTCTTAGAGGAAAGATAGATGCCATTTCCCTATGTATTTGAGTTCCCATTCGGTGTGCTGCCTAGCATCGAGGTTGTTATTGATGGTACTGAAAAACCTGATTTGCTTAAAACTTCTCCTATTGTTGAAAACCGAATAGAGGAACGCAGTGTTGCTAATTTCACTATCGTTGATACAGCGGGAACGGCAAGTTATATAAAGGGTCAACACACAGAGATGTATGATACCGCTGATGAGAAAATCTTCGGCGGAGTAATAGATAACCCTGAGACTATAAGGGTGGCTCCTAGTGGGGAATTATACCATCCCATATCGTGCGTAGATTATCATTACTTTGCCGACAAGAGATTAGTCGCCGCTTCCTACGAGAACAAGACCTGCGGATTTATAGTTGATGACATATTTAACAATTATCTTGCCGAAGAGGGTATTACTATAGGGAATATAGACCTCGGGGCGACCTTGGTTCAGGCTGTATTTAATTATGTCCGAGTTACCGATGCCTATGATGCCTTAGCTGAGAAGGCGGGGTTTATCTGGTTTATTGATGAGAATAAGAAGCTCTACTTTCAGGCACGGGATACTACACCAGCCCCTTGGACTCTTACTGGAGATGATGTTGCAAAAGGAAGTGGTATTCTCTCGGGTGCTAACCCGATGTATCGCAATCGGCAATACATTAGGGGTGGGAAGGGAACTACAGTATTACAAACAGAAACCTTTAGTGGGGATGCTCAAACCGTAGCCTTTACAGTTGGTTATCCCATTGTCAAAGTTCCGACTGTTACCGTAGGCGTTGGTATTCAAAGTATGGGGATTAAGGGCATTGATGTTGCTATGGATTGCTATTGGAGTAAGGGGGATGCCACTATAGTCTTTGACGTTGGCTCGATACCCCCTGCTGCTGCTAATAATATCATAGTTGAATATTATGGCGAATACAACTTACTGGGATTGGCCGTAGATGCACCTGCTATCGCAGTCCTAAAAGCCATTGAAGGTGCTGGGACGGGTTATGTAGATGATATGGCAGATGAGCCTAAATTAACCGACTCGGATGCAGTCTTAGACTCAGGACAAGCTAAACTAGCTAAATTCGCCATAAATGCTCAAAGGTTTAACTTTTCAACTACTAGGACAGGATTAAAGCCAAGTCAATTATTAACTGTTGCTTATCCCTCTTTAGGGCTTGCCGGTGATATGCTGATTGAGTCTGTCGTAACACGAGTCTATACTGGCAATCTCAGTTATGATGTTGTAGCCATTGTGGGGGCAGAGCAAAAAGGTTGGACCGAATACTTCAAATCCTTGTCTAAAATAAAGCAGGAAGTGATAGACTTCCTCAATGTTGGCTCGGAGGAAATTCTGATTATACTAGCCGGAGATGAGGGACACGTTTTGGTAGCAAGCGATATATCGGGAACGTTTATTACGCAGTGTCCTTTCCCCGCTGCGACACTGTATCCTGAGACCACACTCTATCCGTGCTAAGGAGATAAATGAATATTAAAAGCAATCTCAAACCAATAAGTAATATTCGTATAACAGTTAGAGACTTAGAGGGTAAAATCACCGAACGGGTTACCCTTAAAAATACTATTACCAACCTACTATTTAATCTCTATCGGGACGCTCTAGCTGGAGATTGGGGTAATATCCTAGACGCTAAAATCAAACATATAGCGATTGGTGATGATGATGGGACAGCATTACCATTAGCTGTAACGAATGTTGCTTTGGGGAATGAAGTATTCCGAGTTGCTTTAACCGACGAAGATGTTTCTGTAACGGCTCAATACACGACAGTATTCTATCTCGCCCCCGATGAGGCGGTAGGTGCCATTGAGGAGCTTGGCTGGTATGCAGGGACTGCCTCAATTGACTGGGGTGGTGGTGCAGGTAAGGATACGGGGACTTTAATCGCCAGAGTGCTTTGGGCACACAATAAGACAGTGGTAGAATCAATCCAGTTTGAACGTATAGATAGTATCACGGAGGCTTAATATGGCATTTCCTTATGTACCGAATTATGGGGGTAACTGGCAGACTGGGGCAGGTGGTGGAACTCCTATAACTGAAGCAGCCCTAGACAATTTAGAGACTCAATTTGCTTCGGTTATTGCCCTTTTAACTACTAGGGGTGATATAATTTATAGAGGTGCTGCTACCTGGGAACGGTTGGTTGCAGGCGCCGCTGGGACTATTTTGGAGATGGGGGCAAGTGACCCTGCTTGGGGGGCAGCTCCGGCAAGAATGACAATAGCGGAAACCGAAGTATATTCCGCTGCTACCCCCGGAGTTTCTGCCTGGACAGACCTTGATTTATCGGCTGTAGTTGGTGCTAATCCCGCTTTGGTATTACTGAAAGTTCAAGCGGGTGCTGGCTGTCAATGGGCTGTTCGTAAAAACGGAGATACTGACGAATTTTTCTCGGCTGGGGCTGAAATGATTGGGGCAGCAAAAGGCTATACGGCAGCTGCTAATCACTTTGACGTCTTAATCGTGGCTACTGATGCTGCGGGCATAATTGAGTGGGAAGCTTCAGCAGGGGTGGCAGCTGCTACGATTGATGTTATGGCCTATATCAAGTGAGGTTAAGAAATGACAGAACAAGATATTAAGATTAAGTATAAAAAACTCCATGACGACCTATCCAAGATTTACTACAACCAAGAACCTGCAGGGCAATTATCCAAGGAAGACTTTGATAGCTCACACGGTGAAGTCTGGGCAAACATGGAAGCCGAACTCATTGCTGAGGGTTATAAAACCCTGCCTGAACCACCCAGGGACTTAATTGCTGAAATAGATGAGTTAAAAGCAAGGATAGGGGCAAATGTTTATTGATTGGCTGAGAAGTTTAATATGCCCACCTTGCCCCCAAGAGCCTACTATGCCTATTCTAACCAGCAGGCAAAGAATAACATGTAGTGAACTCCAGGATATTATTAAAGTTATAGCCCCAGAAGCAGAGATGTTCCTCTCTGACAAGACCTATACGCTCTGTAACAAGGATGATATTTTTAATTTTCTGGTATATGATAGAACGGACAGGATTGAATATGAAGCTGAGGTGATGGACTGCGATGATTTCTCTTATCGTTTGATGGGGAATATAAGCATCCCCCCATGGTCTGACCTAGCGTTCGGGATAGTATGGACTAATCTCCATGCTCTCAATTGCTATATCGGTGAGGATAAGAAATTACATTATGTTGAACCCCAAGCTGATACAATACAGACTGGGCTGTTGAACTGGCAAGGGGATAAGATACGTTTGATTGTTTTATAATAATGTGATATAATATTTATATGGAATTAGGCGAAATTAGAGGGGCAACAGAATTAGGTCGTAAGGGTTATTATAAATATATCTGGCATGCTTGTGTGGATTGTGGTAAAGATTTGAACATCGTCTAGTAGTAGCAAAACAACTTAATAGATGTTTATTATCCTGGGAAGTAGTGCATCATAAGAACGGTATTAAGGATGATAACAGAATTGAAAACCTTGAATTGCTACCCGCTGCTAAATATCATATTGTTGATACTGGAACAAAGCGAGTTATCAAGCAGTTACAAGGGTGCATAATGAAACTAGAATTGGAAAACAAACTATTAAAACAGCAGTTAGATTCGTAATTATGTAAGGAGGAGAATAATGACAAAGTGGGTAGTACTGATAATCAGAGTCTTAGCCTTAGTGTTGGGCATTGTAAGTGGCAAGAATCAGCTTATCAAGGAAGTTAAAGAGTTGGTTGAGGTAAGTGCCAATGCCTTGAAGGACGGTAAGGTAACCAGGGAAGAACTACTGGATATAATCAGCGAAGCTAAAGATACTATTGTGGAACTACTGAAATGAAAGGATGAGTTATGACAAAAGAAGAACAAGCCAAACTGAATGAAGTTAGGAATTTGCTATTAGTTGTTTCCGAACGGCAAAGAGCCATCAGGGAAGAGGACTTAGCAGGCATCGACAACCACCTGAAAGACCTCAATGGTAGTGTCCTCAAGAATACGATACGAAGCGTGAGCAATACTAATATAAACAAAATCTTCGCCTGGATAATTGGGCTGGAGTTCCTGATGCTCTCCGCTATAATTGGCTTGTTAATCTGGATAGGTTAATGGGGGTAATCCATGATAGACTACCCCCACTCCCTTAATCCCCACTAAAAGTCCTAATTTCCACCAGTTTACCACCAACCCACCCACCTATCTGTGTCTTGTATAGATGTCCCTCTACGCTATACAGCGTGCAGGGATGGCTGAATGTTACTGATGGGCAGATAACGGCTACATTATCAACAACGACTATCCATAAACTTGCTGGTCGTTTGCCTTTACCATCAATAACAGAAGTTCCCGCGGGTATAGATATGGCATACTGTTCACCATCACAGACCCCAACTACATACTATCAGCAGAATTTTCATACTATAACTATAGCACAGGAGGTGCTATTCGTTAACCTCCGAGATGTCACTCCAATCAAATTCTATACCCATATTGTAAAACATATCCGTCAACCCTTGGGCAATTCTGTCGGTGGTGTCCTCATCTGTGTGACATGAATATACCTCGTCTATTATGTGTACCACCTCATGTAGCAATACAGCAACCAACATAGTATTCGGCATAGACCCTTCGAGTTCTATTGTCTGCCTCCTGTGGTCAACAATCCCTCTCTTGTCTTGGTCTATTTTCAGTTGCGGAGTTAGGATGATGCGATATGAGTGTGCCCCAACCTTAATTTCTCTTGGTATTTTAATCTTCATAGTTCTCCTTTGTTGAGAAACCTCACCATCTCATTAAATACCATCCTCACAAACAGCGCTGGGTTATAATATCCCCCCTGCTCCATATCAAAACTATCCGCTCCCCCTACTAACATCTCTATAAACCTCTGCTTTCTAGGCGATAGACTCTTCACCGCCAAATCAAAATCAGCCTTAAACTCCACCACCGCCGTTTCGTGTGTTACCAGATTCCCAAACCCGAAGTCTATCCCATTCTCATAAATCGAGGGATAAGCCTCGGCTATTTTTGCTAGCACATATTCTGTATAATAATACCTATTTCTATTCCACGGCATAAGAACAACCCTTCACCAGCTTCGAGTCGTTCTCCCTGCCGGTATTAACTTCCTTATTTATCCTCTGGCTTCTCGCTATCTATTATAACCCTTCTCACCATCTTGCCATCCTGAAAGTGTATGTGGAACTCACCATAGAAACCGCGCCTCTTCAGGCACTCCTCTATTTGCTTCATTATCTCATCCAATGTGTACTCCTTCATCGCCTTTATTGTATCACCTTTTTATCTTGCAAGCAAGAGTCAGACCCATAATTTCGGTTT